GTTTGTTTCCATCCTCTCCGGTAACAATCAAACCTTGTAAATCCTCTATCATCAGTGTAACGGTCTTGTGAAACGCATTTAGATGTCCTTCTGCTACGAATGAAGCATCTGCGTGTTGAAATATAAATTGTATGTTGTTCTTTAAAATCTGCATCTGAGCTGAGAGAGACTCGTTCTGAGTTTCTACCATCTTATCTAACTCTCCGCCTGCAGTTGCTGTTTCGTGTACAGCTTGAGTAAACTCATCAGATGCTTGAACTAAGTGGACAAACGCCGTAGCACCACGCACATTCAAGTCATCAATTAATCCAGTCAGTAACTCTGTGTTGTTAACAGTATCCTCACCTACTACTTCTGCGAAGTCTGCTGCAATTTCGTTCAATTGCCTCATGTTACCTTCTGCGTCTAAAACAGATATTCCCATCTTTCTGAAAGCAGTATCGTTTTCTTCAGCGTGTTTAGCAAATTGTGCTAACGCCTGTCTCAAACCACGCCCTGCTATACCAGCCTCTAAAGCTCTATTAGTCAATATCTGTAGAGACCCTAACAATTGGTCAATAGATTGCCCTGTAGAGGTAAAGAAAGGTAAAGCAAACTTAACAGCGCTTGATAAATCTTCATACTCTATTAAAGATTTCTGTATAGCATGCGCAAACTTATCTGTTATTTCAGCAGATTGGGTCATTTCCATGTCAAATCCACGTAAGGTTTGTGTGGTTAGTTTTGCTATAGTGTTGTGGTCACCTTGAACAGCCATAGATAGCTTCAAAGTGTTGCCTAAAACTTCCATAGATTCACCAGCCGTTAAACCAGCCGAAGCCAGTTGGTACAGACCAGTTGCACCATTTTGCATATTCATACCAAATGTCTGTCCGAACTGAGTAACTTGCTCACTTGCAGCAAAAAGAACCTCATCAGTCTCTTGCCAGACAGAATTTGCGTTAATAAGTTCACGTTCGAACTCAACTAATGCTTCTGTATTTTGGTTTAATTTGTAATAAAATGCAGTTAGGGAGGCTATTGTTTCGACTAAAACTTGATTGAAATTATTCTTCATCTCATTTGCAGTATCTACTGCTGCCTTTCCAAAATTAGTAGAACTTTCTGTTAAATCGGTAGTAGATTTATCTAATTCATCTTGAGCTTCAGTTAAATCGTCAGTGGCATCCTCTAATTTTTTGTTAGCTTTGGCTAATTTTTCTCCACCCTGCTCTGCAGCATTGCGGGCTTGTACAACTACACGACCAATAACGTCTGCTTCAGCCTTAGCTTCGTCTCTCAGTTGGCGTCCTTGTTCTACAAGTCGTTTCTTTTTCTTTATTTCTGCATCTATTTCATCTAATTGTTTCTGACGAACTTTGGTTATACGTTTCCAGCCAGCAGTCATCTCTTCTCTTTCTTTAATTTTATCTTTCAATGCTGCTTTATCTGTTACAACTGCTTTTTCTCTAGCAGTTACATATTCTTTAGAGTTTTTGATAGCCGCAGATTGGTCAGCTTTGGACATTTTAGAGAAGTTTCTAGTTAACGTAGTCAGTCTTTCTATAGGTTTAGCGGCTTTATCTACACCATCAAAAAGTGCAGCTCCTTCCTGACCCATTGCTTGTCTCATACCTTGGAAAGCACTTGCTCCACCCTTTTCTAAAATAGCAGCAGCGTCACCACCCACACTTTCTATACGTTTCATTCCTGCAGCAGCTGCAGTTGCGATGTTAAAAGAATTTTGTCTAGCTGCAGTAGAAGCAAGTTTAGATAACTTGTCTACCTCAGCTTGTGCTTCGTCTACTCTTTTTTGAGCTTGACTTTTTCTTTGACTATTAAGAGAACTATATATAGCTGAGGCTCCTTTAGCGAGCAAACTCCCTGTACGGGAAAGAGCACCAGTGCTTGGTACTGCTAAACCCACTGCCATTTTAGCAGCGAATACTTGACCTGCGAAACCCATCTATTGTAAATCCTTTAGACTCGTTACTTTTCGCTTTCCTATCATTTCTTCATATTTAGCCCTTGTTTGTAAGTATCTGTTGTAAGATTGTCTTATCGAAGGCTTATTTTTAGCCATTTGGCTTACATCTTCATCATCATATCCATCCATTGAGTGAAAGTTTTCATGCTGAGCATAAGCTGCAAGAAGACCTTCTAGTTCATGTCTTGGCGTTTCCTTTATTTCTATCCAACTCATTCCTAATCCCTTCATCAAAGGGATGTAGAGTAATACCGCATCAGGCGTGTCCGTCATCAGGGAGTAAAATTTGCCTTCACTTCCTCTTCGACGCCTAAAATATTGTTGGTAATTGCATACCTAAGTGTAGTGGGGAGAAGTTTCCACTGTTCTTTGGAAATACAAGGTCCTTCAGGATTCTTTTCGTTTGCCTTTCCAATCATCCTTTCGACTCTTTCTGCACCTAATTCTTGAAAATATCCCATTTTCTCATCTTCTGACATTCCGTCTTGAGATTTTATTTTAGGTTCTTCTTTTTCTACTAATTCACAAAATTGGAATTCCACTAACTTTTCTCTGAATATTACTTCAGATATCTGCACTTCATCAGTGAGTGCTACTAATTCTTCCATTGACCAAATTTCTTTCTTTTCTTCTGTCATTTTTAAAACTCCCAAGGGGGACCAGCCCCCTTAGTTTTTATCAACTAATCTATACGTTAGTTGTTGCGCCTGTATTAATTGCTGTACCAATGATTGGTGTGACGTAGGACATAAACTCAATAGTTTCTTCCGTAACGCCATCAGCATTAATAGTAGCTGTGTGTGATTGTACACATGCATTAGGAATGGTTATTACTTCTGAACCACTCTTTAATGCTAAACATACTCGATATCCGTGATATTTGTCAGGTTCTTCTAGACCTTCCCAGAGAGCTGCGCTCGCATTTTTAACACCGAATCGACCAATGTTGTACATCGTATCAAACTCATCACTATTTTTCTTCATAGTTATAGTAACGGTTGTTTCTTTTTTGATTTCTGCCTTCGTAATAGAACGGAGACCGAAATAACTAATATCTTCATCCATAGCTCCAATACCTATGTCGACGCCTACAACGTCTTCAAAGTTAGGAACTGCTGCTATATCTTCTGATAATGTCAATTTTCCTGCTGTTCCGGTTGCTCCTACTGCAATAGTTGCTGCGTTAGCTGCAAAGGTTACACCGTAATTAGCTGTTTCAGTTAACAAACCTACATCTACATCTCTTCCTAAATAGTAAACCATCAGTAATCCGCCTTTAATGTTTGTGTTTTGTTAATCAATACTGCGTTTGAACTTTGTAGTATTGTCTGGTTTGTCATAAATGTTAATGATTCTTCTTGAACTGCGTCTGGACCAAGGGTAGTTGTATATTCTGTAAGCATACAGTTTGGAATTGCGATAATTTCAGAACCATTCTTCATTTGAACGTGAACTCTGTATCCAAATTCGTTTTTAGTTGTGTTGCCTGCATCTACAATGTCCTTTGGATTTTTAAATCCATCACCTAGTTTTGCACCATTACCGTCAAGACCCCATCGGGCTCCCCAGTATTGTGTACCTGTAAAACTAGTTAAGAATGTACCATCTGTTGGACCATTATACATGATATCCCAACAATTATCATTCTTTTTGCGTGTAAGAGTAATTGTTATCTCTTTCTTTTGTTCGACTTTACCTGTACCTTTTTGGCCAATAAAGGTAATGTCTTCGTCCATAGCACCAATGCTAATATCTACGCCAGTCAAATCTGCAACTTCTGTGTAATTACTAAAAGTAGTCTCGCTCATGTCATCAGCGAATAGAATACCAGCGTTTGTTGCTGTTGCTCCTGCTACAGCTGCATTACCGCTAATACCTACGGTTTCGGTATCTGTTACCGATTCAGTTGTGAGAACGACTGACACGTCTCTTCCTAGGAAATATACCATTTTTTCTTCTCCTTGATTTTTTGTTGTCTAGACAAAATCCATGACATTACATTCGTTACATTTAAATTACTTAACATGACTATATAAAGTTTTCCTTCAGTCTATAAGAATCTAGCTTTATTTTTAGGTTTA